CCGAGATACCGGTAACCAAGGATCCGGATAACCATCCGGCCAGTTGGATCCTCTCAATTGACCCGGCCGGAAATAAGTCCTGGTTTATGCTCCTGGTGGCGGTTTCGGCCAACGGCGTTCACTATGTCATGGATGAATGGCCAGGTCCGGACATTGGCCAGTGGGCCGATATGGAAAAAGGGGCCAGGGGAGTACCTGGAGACGGTGCCATGCCTAACGGTTTTGGCATAGAGGATTACGCAAAGGTCATCAAAGAGATGACCAGGGGAAAAGAGGATGTGGATATCATCATTGACCCAAGGATGGGATCGGCCACTTACGCCAAGGAGCAAGGGACCAGTAATATCATAAGCGACCTGGCGGATTTTGAGGTTTATGCCTCCCCGGCCTCCGGGATCCATATCGATGACGGTCTCCAGGCCATCAATTCGTTATTAAGTTACGATAATAACGAACCAATCGGATTTAATAATCACTCGAGGCTCATTTTTAGCGATAAATGTGGGAACACTATTTTTTGTTGCATGAATTACCGTGTAGAGGACGGTGGCAAGGGCGTCTGTAAGGACCCGGTTGATTGCCTCCGTTATATTGCGGTAGGGAATTATGAATACCTCGAGGATTCATCATTCCGAACCACTGGGGCCGGTAGTTACTGATGCCACCAATTGCCATAGAGATGACGGAGTGGGATTATAGACTGGCCGATTGTATCGCCAGTCAAAGAGACCAGGTGAATAGGCAAAACAATGTCTATGACCTTAAGGGTGACCGTAATCCGGCCAACCGGATTGAGGTCAACGGCCTATTAGGTGAAATTTGCTTTGGGAAGTGGGCCAATGTTTACCTGGACTTAACCTGGAAACCCAGGTCCGGAGGTGCGGATTTTATAATAAACGGAAAGACTTATGACATAAAAAACAACCGTCGGGAAGGAGGGGCCATGAATGTCAATGAGAAGAAGAAAAGGAACCCATGTGATTATTATGTACTGGTTACCGGCACCATAGGCCCGGAAGACGAAAAGGGCATAATGTACATTGAGGGTTTCGTAAGACCCAGGACGGTTTTTAAGGAAGAAAATTTAATGAACAACAGGGGATCCATTTACTACCAGGTCCAAAGGAAATCAATGCGGAGGTTTAAGAAAACATGAAAAAAATAAACATGGAGATGGGGGAGAAAATCATCAATCTAAGGAACCAGGGCGTAACATGGACCGAAATCACAAAAGTGTTTGACGCATCTCTTACGACCTTAAAAAGGGCCTATAATAAGTATAAAAAAGAGGTCACATTTCCTCAGTATCAAAATGCGAAGATTAGGAAAATGGTTCCAAACCCAAGACTGGTGCAGATAACTTTAAACGGCAAAACTGAAATTGCCGTTATTAAGCCCGGAGGTAATCGCTTTCCCGGCCAAAATGTAACCGTGGAGGCAATTGACAAAGGACGATACAGAGTGGTCTGAGTCAAAAAAGGACCGGGCGGAGAGAATTGATCAAATGCTCGAGTACATGGTTTTAAAGTCGGCCTTTAAATCTGCCGAAAAAGGCGAGGCTCCGAAACCACTGACCCAGGACGAAATTGCGGACTTTTGTGGTTGTGATCGAAAAACAATCATCAATGCCGAACGATCCGGCCTCGAGAAACTTAGGTCACAATTATGGGAATATGACTTATAATATAAATTTTGTGCAAACTGAAGAAGAGCAAAAGTATACCGATAAACCGGACATAGAATTTTTACAAGGCGACTTTAGCCGTTGTAAGGCTAACCTGGGGTACTATACCGACAAGTGCGATGAGTCCAGGGACTTGCGTTTTGGATACTGGCCAGGAAAGAACTCTAAGACCAACCGCAAGGAGGCAGATGACGCTTTCCCTTGGAAAGGGGCATCGGACCAAACCATTGGCCTTGTCGATCAGATAGTCACATCAGATGTGGCGATGTTAAAAAAGTCGGTCAAGGTATCGAATCTTCAATGCGTTCCGACTGAAGTTAGTGATTCAAAATTAGCCAGGTTAGTCTCTCAATATTTACGGTGGACATTAACGGGTATGTCAGAACTGGACCGAGAGGTTGGGATCCTGGCAAACAATCTTTTAATGTATGGCACCGGCGTCCTGGGAACCTACTGGAAAACCCAGGTTGAAAGGTATTACCAAGAGGTTTCCCTTGAGGAAATCGCCCAGGCATCACCCGAGATTTACGAAGCAATCGCAAGTGATGACCCGGAAGCAAAAGAAATGGCAAAGGGTGGCCTCGCTCAACTTTTCCCAAATCTCAAGAAAGCAAAAATTTCCAAAATTCTGAAAGATTTTGAAAAGACCGGAGTAGCATCAATTCCGATGGAAAGAGTAGTGGAAAATCGACCTACAGTGCGTTCTTATGAGATAGGCCGAGAAATTATATTTGATAGTAATGTTCTGAATGATATTCAGACGGCCAGGGCGGTTTATTGCATTCACTACCATACTCCGGAGGCACTTCGTGAGTTGGTCCTAACCCAAAAGTATGACGAAAAGTTTGTTAGCGAACTTATCGAAAAAGCCGGGAAGATGGACACAAACGATAGTCATCATACAATTGGATCCAACCAATACGATACGACCGAACAATACGAAGGTCTTTTGCGTCTAGTTACGGTTTACCGTAGGGAACTTGACGATGATGGCGTTCCGTTGATCTCCACCACTGTTTTTTGTGAAGAGATGGAAGGATATGCAAAGCATGAAGTAAGTTCGTGGTCCCGAGGAAAATACCCATTTACTTCTTTTTGCCGGGAAACAATAAACCATCGTTTATTGGATTCCAGGGGACTTGCTGAATTACTTAGACCATACGAACAAGCAATTAAGGTTGAACAAGATGCACGAATTGACCGTGCTAGTTTATCAACGGTTCCACCAGTAACTTTTACCGTAGGAAGAAAACCCGAGCGTATCGGGCCGGGTAGTTTTGTGCCAATACGGCGACCAGGGGAAGTCCAATTCATGGACATTCCCCAATACTCACCGGCATCCATGGATGTTGAAAATGAATTAAGGAAAACCGCCTACAGAATTGCCGGCCGGCCAACATCTGAAGAGGATGCAGTTGAGGCCAACATTGTCCGCCAGGAAATGATAACCATGTGGTTGGACTCATGGAGGAATGTCTTAAAACAGTTATGGGCACTTCAACGGTCTTACGCCGGACCGGAAGTATATTTTAGGGCCACCGGGCACGAGGAATCCGTTCAAATGGCAATGGAAGAAACGGCCGAGGATTATGATTTTGAATTAACATTTGACGCAAACTCACTGGACCAGGAGAAAACACTTGAAAAGTTAAAAGTGGCCGGCGATGTGATGAGTAGTTTTGACCGAAACGGCCAGGCGAACTTCAGTGAACTTCTTCGGGTTTACCTCGAGGCCCTGGATCCAAATCTAGCGGAACGATTGATAGTGCCGGAGCAACAAGCAACCGACAAGGAACTTGAAGAGACTAGTCGAGATATTGCAAAAATCGCATCCGGCCAGGTTGTTACGGCCCCCGAAAATTCAAACACTCAACTACGAAAACAAGCAATCCAAGGCTATTTATCCGGAACGAAAGAAATACCGGCCACCGATGTACAACAAAGATTACAACAAGACGAGCCTTTCAAGAAGAGATTCGAATCATATATGGCCAATTTGGAACACCAAGACGCTCAACGCCGGAATGCTCTTACTGGCAAGTTGGGGGCACCTCCTGGCAACGCCCCACCTAGTAATGCTCAGTGAAGCCCACATTTGAAAAAGCAATAAAGGCCCTGGAGGATAATCCGAACTTCCAGGTAATCGTAAGTCAGATAAAAGACCAACGAGAAACGCATATTACCGAATTATCTGCATTTGAAAACGCCGGCAATCCGCAAGTTTTGGCCTACCTGGCCGGATCAATTTCGACCTTAGATTTAATTCTCAAGGGAATTGATGACTGCAAGCAGTGACCAGGAGGCTCTCGAGCAGATTGAGCATGAGACCGTAGCAATTTGCAATAGATACCTCGAGGAAAGCGACCTTGAGGATATGGAAATCGTTCAAGCAGTGATAAAGGGAGTAAACCGTTGGTTAGATGATGATGTCATCGAGTTTTCGGCAGATGAATTACCTTAGTCACAAAAGTCTAAAAGTCTGTTAAAATTGAACTTGGTATGACCCATCTCCGGGGATTACAGAAAGAATGCGACTTAAAATGCAGTTATGACCGAACAAGACACAATCGATGCAACGGATTCAACAGTTGTAGAAGAAAATCAAACCGAGGGAAACCTTTCAGACAACGACCTGGTTAATTTATTTAATCAAGAAGAAGTCCAAGAGGATCCGCAAGAATCCACTGAATTATCGGGGGAAACTGAGGATGAATCTCAACCAGTTCTTTCACAGTCTAATGACGAGGATATCGAGGATATCGAAGAGGATACCGCAGAGGAGGTGCCTAAGTCAGTTCAGAAACTCTTGAAACAGGTTTCAAAATTGACCGCCAGGGCGAAGAGTTCAGAGGAAAAAAACCAAGAACTCCAAGACCAACTGAAGTCTCTATCAGAGAAAACAGTTGAGTCAGAGGCAAACACAACTCACCCGGAAATCTCAAAGGTAAAAACGCTCGAGGAACTTGAAGTACTTAAAGCCGAGGCACAACAAGCGAAAAGGTGGGCCATGTCCAACTTGGGTAAAAGTTATGTCGAGGAAAACGGAAAAGAATATACGGACGATGAAATCCGGGCTATTTTTTCCCGGTCCGATGAATATTTAACGGAACTTATCCCGGAAAGGGAGAAGTTTTTAATGTCCAGGACCGAAAGTAAAACAAGGGCCAAGAATTCATTTCCTTTCTTAAATCAAGAAGGATCCCAGGAGTACGAACTTTATCATCAGATAAAGAAGTCACCGCAATACAAGGTACTTGATCAACTTCCAAATGCGGAATTTGTAAGAGGCGTAATTGTTAAAGGGGTTTTGAAGATGAGGGAAGAGGAAACGATAACAAAAGCGAGAACAACCAAATCGAAAAAAGCACCGCCACCGGCAATGCCGGCCAGTGATGCCGTACCGAGAAGGACCCGTCAGCAAGACAGTAGCAAAATCCTGGGAAAAGAAAACATTACCGAGGAAAACTTAACCGCATTTCTACTTAATTCTTAAACTTATATTTATTATGCCATTAGCAACATCATACGATTTAGGCGACCGAGTCTCTCAAAAGGGAGCAAGGGAGTCATTAGACAACACCATACGCAGAACTTCACCGGAGTCTTGCCCTTTATTTGCAACTTTAAGCCGAGGCCCTAAAGCCCAGGCCATACTTTCCGAGTGGATCGTTGACGACCTTGATGAGGTAAAATTCACTGGTCATGTTGACGGGGCCCCTCTTTCATTTGCCTCCGGCTTTAAAGACAAGACTGCCGGCCGGGTGAGATTTGGAAACCGTATCCAACAATTCCAAAGAGAATTTGCCGTTTCGCCTCAAGCGGAAGCAGTAAATGTGGCCGGTCCCGATAATTTATACGCAATGTCAAAATCCAAGGCTTTATTGGAAATGCGTAGAGATATTGAAGCATGTCTTGGGTCCGACCAAAAGAGTGCGTCCGGAGCAAGTAATCAAGGCGACAAGTTTGACGCCCTCGGAACATGGACCAATCCGGCCGATACTAGTATTTACGATACTAATGACAAGAAAAAGCATCGTTCTGTTGGTGCAAGCCGATTCAACCTTACTGGCACCACTTCGAATCCTGGCGTCCTTACCGAGGCTAAGTTTCGTGAACAGTTGCAAGCAGTTTATGAACTTCACGGATCCGCACCAAGTTACAAACTTTTCGGTGGACCGGCCGTCATAAATAGTTTGGCAGACATGACTCGAGTTAGTTCCAGTGCTAATGCTTTTTCTTACCAACTTACGCAGAACATCGGTGACGGCGTTTTGAAGTTGCAAGTGCAAGAGTATATAAGCGACTGGGGCCGTGTATATTTGGTGCCTTCGCTATTTTTGGGACGCACTTCAAATGTTCCATTTAATGACACTGCTCGTAACCGTGCTTATCTCTTACCGAGTGATTCCGGCATCAACCTTCGTTTCTTGGAAGATATCAAAACTATCGACCTGGAAGATGTTGACGGCGGAGGTAAAAGAGGACTTTGCCGAGCAATGTTGACGCTCTCATGTGGTTCGGCCGGTAAACCCCTCGGATCAATTGTTTAATTTGTGACTGGTTTGTTAGTAACCAGTCAAAATCATGGGGGGCCGGAGTCCGGGGAAACACCGGCCCCCTATATTTTTTTATGAGTCTAAATATTATAGTTAAAGGCGGACGCAAAAAGATGTCCGATGACGAAATAAACGATTACATGGCTAGGCGGAACCGTGATGATGTTGCCAGGGAAAAAGCAACATACAAGGCCCGTTCTAGAGCAATAGCAAAAGAAAATGAATCCCGGAAAGGCGAAAAGTCCAAGAACTTTAAACCAGTGGCCTCATACGATGCCCGTACATTTTTTCGCTTTCAGCAACAAGACCCGAACTTTTGGGACGATAAGTCCAATCGGGATAAATTTTTAAAAGATAATCCCGAATGTAGGATTCAACCCGATTAATTATGGCTAATTACCAAACACTACCTTATTCAACCCTTCAAGACCGTTTTAGGGCCTTAACTGGCCTAGAGTCGTTGCAAACTACTGACTCGGGTTTCCTTCGTGACCTGGTTAACCGTAGAATTCGTTTGGCCTATGAGCGTTACCCTTGGCCGGTCTTCACCGTTGTAGGTGAAGAAATATCACTTACCAGTAATCAAATTGTAACATTTAATGGTTCCGGAGGATCCGCAACAAAGTTGGCTAATGATGCTAATGTAGTGTTTCGGGTTCATAAAGATAACCCTCTTACAACTAGATACCCGGATGAATACACCTTCCTTCAAGATGTTAGTTCTATAGGGGATCCTTTAATTAAGATTATTACGCCAAAAACCCTTGCCGGCAAAAAGGCATATGTAACTTACCGCAAAGATTTAGAAGGCGTGGTGAATGCTTCTTCAAGTACAACTACCGGGTACTTTGGTGACGAGAGTGGAGATAACGAAGAAGTCCCTTGGATATTCTTTGAATATGCGGTCCACGGGAGTTATGCTGACTTTTTGAGAGGCGACGGGGCAACTCAGAAGGCAGTCATAGAGGACCAATATGCGGAATCCCTCTTATTGCACGAGATAGATAAAGTAAGCAACCAGGGCCGTCAATTTAGGCATGACATCTTGCAGTATCGTCCGCCATCGCAATTCAATCGTCATAATGTCCAGGTAGGCGGTTCGCCAATCGGAGCAAAGACGAACGCTACTTTTGATAACAATGTGCAGTAACAGTGCAAACGATAGCATATGGAGACCTTGAAAAACGCTTTCAGTCGATTTCGGGTTTAGCGACCTTAGATGCCACCGATAAGTTTTTCTTTAAGCAATCACTTAACTCTAGGTTAAGGGATGCTTGGGACCGTGCTGACTGGCCAGATTTAATAGAATTAAAAACTCTGCCATTGTCAAGGGACTCAAGTAATGTCTTGTCTACCGGCCAGGTGGACTTTGATGTTCTCGAGGTGTGGGACAAGCATCCATACGGAGATAATACGGCCCAAAAGATTCTTTACCAAATTGTCGAGTCGGATGTTCTAATGAGGCCCAACTACAGTGGGACCGAAGTGGTTGTATTGGCTAAGAAGAAATTCATTGATTACGATGAAGATTCCCTGGTGCCAAGTTTTCTCGAGAATTATTTAATATCGGCAATTTTAAGCGACTTTTTTAAGGGAGACGGCCAGGCGGATCGTGCTATTCGAGAAGAAAACCAGGCGGAGGAATACATGTCTCGGGCATTTGATCGAATAGAACGCCTTCAGCAACAAAACCGGCCCACTATTGGGCAATACTCCCCTACTAATCCACAAAAAATCTATCAATCAATATGAGCGGACAAGTAAATATAAAAAACCTAACCGGCCTAGACGGCGGTATTGTAATTAAACCGGGTACTACAGTCACCGGGAAATGGAATGCAGTTCAATTTCTCGAGGACTCAATAATTAATACCATCGCAACAAACATCGATCAAACTACATCGAATTTACAAAACCAAACGGTCCCTGGTGGCCTGGTTTTATTTGGAGTAACAACATCAATTTCTATCGGATCCGGTACGGCGGTAGCATACAACCAACAGTGAACGCCCTCGCACTCGGTTTAGGTTTAAGGACCACCGTGGCAATTGTTGCCGGGGAGGGTGAGACCGAGTATCTAACCGACGAAGACGGGGTTTTTATTTTAGACGAAAATGGCGACCCAATTATTGTCACTTCTCCGGCGGATCCAAATTTTGCTTATCCTGGTGATTACAGTAATGCCGATTATGCCCACTCTATAATCTTTTTCCAATCCTACCCCGATTACCCCATTGGATCGATTTGGAAAACTATGGGGGGGAGTTCTAACGCAGTTCGTGCTGAAGACCCATCCAACCCAAGGGGTAAACCATATAGCCATACAAACCAAGGCACTGGAGCATGGGGTTGGTTCCCTATTGCAGACCGAGGCACGAAATGGGAGTTCGTAAAGGAATAGCATGGGTGTAAGAATTTCAGAGTTACCACAAATATCCGATCAAGATATTTCTGTAGACGACATCTTCCCGGTTGTAGACAACCCGGCCGGGGGGAATAAAGCCACTAAACGGTTAACCCTGGCGAATCTTTTTTCAGTGGCCCCAGTTAAGTCAGTGGCCGGCAAAACAGACGGAGCGATAACGCTTTCAAGTGCGGACCTTACGGATGGTCCATCCATAGGGATGATCAAGACCATTAACGGCCTAGCGACTGCAAATGTCTCACTGGGATCCGCAAACCTTACCGACTCCAATAACATAGCACTAATTTCCAACATCGGAAATGTTTCAATTTTCAACCAGGCATTCAACACTTCAAAACAATGACAAGCATATTACAACAAATCGGACAAACAATCGGCGGTGAATTTAAAGAGGTTAGGGCCTCATTATTTTCAGTTCAATCAACTGCAAATAATGCTTTACCCGAAAGTAAGGCAATCAGTGATTATGCAACCAAGGCGTCACTTGGCAATTATGCATTAACTTCGGTCCTGGAGGATTACTCAACATCGAATGCAATAGCGAATACCTATGCCACACAAACCGAGTTGGCTGATTATTTAACTTCGACAACGGCATCTACAACTTACGCCACATTATCGCAGTTTAACAACATCGATGTGGCAAATGTTTCAGCATCGATTTTCACGGCAAACAATATTTCGGCCGACCTGGTATCAATTAATACCTTAAACGCCACAAATGCATCGATTAGTAATACCATATCCGCACCGAATATAAATGCACTCCAGGCCCTTTCGGCCCTTCGTGCTGATATAGGAACTGATGGATCCAGTGATAATGCATTAACCGTTGACGGAAGTGCGGATATAAAAGGAAAACTAATTTGCGATTCTTTGGAGGTCCAGGGATCCACAACGATAGTCAATACTCAGACGGTTGAAGTTTCCGACAATTTTATCGAGTTGAACAAAAGTTCAACCGGGACGGTTGTCGCCCAGGAATCCGGCATTGAGATAAACCGGGGTGCCGGGGGAGTCGAAATAGTAACTCATTCACAATATGGCACTTTTGAATGGGACGGAACCACATTAGAGGATTACGCAGAAACCCATCAAAGTGAGGCGACATTTAGT